GAAGACATTAGATTATTAAAGATTGTTGCTAGTCGTAACTGTGGGCCTAGTGAGACTGCTTTAACTTGGCGTTGGGAAACTGGTTGCTTTCATGACGAAGAACAGATGATGAAGTGTAAGTTTTGCTCTGATTGGGGCCGTGTGTGATTGATGTAGAAAAAATATTATTATTTTTAGAACTTCCACTCTATGCACAACGAGGTAGTGAAGTTAACGGTCTATGTCCAATGCATAAAAAAAGAACTGGCAAAGAAGATCGCAGGCCTTCTTGGTGGATTAATACGGAAACTGGTGCCCACATTTGTTTTTCTTGCGGATACAAAGGAAACATTTATACGTTAATTGCTGATGTAAAAGGAATTGATTATCACGATGCTAGAGATTACATTGATGATACTGCTGAAAAACCTATTGATTCTTTAATGAAACGAATAAAAGAACTTCCTCAATACGTGCAAGCAGAACCAGAACAAATACCAATGTCAGAGGCTCGTCTTGCAGTTTACATAGACGCACCAGATTTAGAATTAAGAAAACGATTTTTAAAACGAGAAGCAGTAGATGCACACGGTGTTAGGTGGGATTTAAAAAACGAAGCATGGATTCTACCAATTAGAGATCCTAATGATGGATCGCTGTGGGGTTGGCAAGAAAAAGGTGCTCGTGGCAGGTTTTTTAAAAATCAACCAGCGGGAGTAAAAAAATCTAAGACAGTATTTGGCGTAGAGATTATGGAAGATGAGTTAATTAATAAACCACTAATTGTTGTGGAGTCACCGTTGGATGCAGTTCGATTAACTGGGCTAGGACATCAAGCGATATCTACCTTTGGCGCACTTATTAGTGAAGATCAAGCAAAAATTATGAGACGTGCACTTAAAGTTATCGCAGCACTTGATAATGATAAGGCTGGACATACAGCGAATGAACAAATGCGTGAGTTTTCTAGAAAGTACGGAATGGAATTGTCGTATTTTAATTACACAGGGATTGATGTTAAAGATGTAGGAGACATGACAGAACAAGAAATTGAACGAGGAATACAAACAGCAAAAACTTCTATACTAGGTAAAGCAGCCTACCTATGATGGATCTTAGAGACAAAGAAAAACCATTAGAAGTATGTATTTGTGGCTCTACTTTATGGAATGTAAAAGTAATGTTTGAAGATGGCGAAATATCTTTGTATATGTTAGACATGGAGTGTGCTTTGTGCGGTGCATTAGCAACTGCCCCAACGCCAATAGATAATGTTTAAAGGAAATTTAAAACCGTATCAACCAGAGGCAGTAGACAAAATGGTTAATCGTAAAAAAATGCTTGTTGCTTATGAAATGGGTCTTGGAAAAACTTGTATGACAATTGCGGCAATAGAAAAACTAAGAGAGCAAGGTGAAATAGAGGGGTCTGTGCTTGTAGTTGCTTTATCAAGTTTAAAATATCAATGGGAAAAAGAAATACAAAAGTTTTCTAATGCAACCGTTACTGTTGTAGACGGTAGTAAATCAACAAGACTTTTGCAATATGACCGTGGATCTAAAAGCGAGTACATAATTTGTAACTACGAGTCCTTGGTTAATGATTGGGACTCTATTAAAGACTTAAATCTTGGAGCCATAATCTGTGATGAAGCCACTGCAATTAAGGGGTTTAGATCTAAGAGATCAAAAGCAGTAAAAAAATTATCTGCAAATATTCCAATCCGTTTTGCCCTTACTGGAACACCGATAGAAAACGGTAGACCTGAAGAGGTTTATAGCATTATGCAATTTGTTGATCCAACACTTTTAGGTAGGTTTGATTTGTTTGATCAAACTTTTATTGTTCGTAATCATTTTGGGGGAGTTCAACGATATCGTAATCTTCCTATCTTTCATGAAAAAATGAAAAGCGCATCTGTTCGTAAACTTCAAACTGATTCAGATGTTGCTCCTTATCTTCCAGACACTATCTATCGTGATCCAATACAAATAACTTTTGATACTAAAACTTCTAGTTTGTATAATTTTATTGCTGATGAACTTAGCCAAGAATTATATGAAGCGCAACAAATGTTGGGTGCAAACTTCTCTTTACTAGCACACTACGGTCACGACAGTAAACCAGGAAGTCCTGCAGATATGCTTAGAGGATCTATCATGTCTAAAATAACTGCTCTTAGAATGTTGTGTGATCATCCTGATTTACTAAATAAAAGCGCTTTACTTTTTGAAAAACAAATAGGTACGGGTAGTGCTTATGTTTATAGTTTAAAAGATAGAGGATTACTTGAAGGAATAACTAAGTCTTCCAAATTACAAGAGTTAAAATCTTATGTGTTAGATCATTTAGACACAGATCCTGAAGCAAAGGTTGTGGTGTTTACATCTTGGGTTGGAATGTTAGATTTAATACAAAAAGAAATTGGAGGAACTTTATACACGGGAGACATGAACGCAAAAGAAAAAGAAGCAAGCAAAGAAAAGTTTTTAACTGATCCAGAGTGCCGTGTGTTTATTTCATCTGATGCTGGTGGTTACGGAGTAGATCTTCCAATTGCTAATCTTTTAATTAACTACGATTTACCCTGGTCTGCAGGGTTATCTATTCAAAGAAATGGTCGTATTAAAAGAGCCTCAAGCCGATGGCCAAGTATTATTATTCAAGACATTATTGTTTTAAATTCTATTGAGGAGAGACAACACGAAATGCTCCAGCAAAAAAACGCTGTAGCAGATGCAGTTATGGATGGAGAAGGCATCAATTCTAAGGGTGGAATTGACCTAACGGTAGGAAGTCTGATAGGTTTCCTACAGAAACAACGACCTTGAGGGGGTTAACATGGCAAGAGTAAAAGAAGAAGAACCAAGAGTACCTACAGTAGACGACCTTGAAACACAGGCTAAACAATATATTTTCTTTAAAAAACAAGTTGAATATTTTGAATCAGAAATAAAAACTTTAAGAGAAAAAATATTTGAAGACATAGATGCTAAAGGTGAAGTAGATGGAAGCGGCAATCTTTTTGTTGAACTACCTACAGAAATCGATGGCGTAACAATGTTACAAAAACAAAAAAGAGTATCTCGTAAAATTGATCCACAAATGGCAGATAACTTAATTGTTTCTAAGGGTCTTGAACAAGAACTTTATAAAACTATTCAAGTAATTGATGAAGATGCTTTAATGGCTGCTTTATATGAGGGAAAGTTAACTGAAGAAGAGGTTGACTTAATGTACCCACAAAAAATTGTTTGGGCTTTAATTTTAAATAAGAGATAATTATGGCTGGACTACGTGGAGACGATGAGATTCTAGAAGCGTTTGCTGATCTAGAGTACATCCCAGGTTCCAAAAGAAAGCGCCGTGAAGAAGATCCAAAAGTTTCTCGTCGTAAACACGGTGAGAGTAATGGTTGGGATTCAAACCCAATCATTAAAACCCTAGGTGGAAAAGAAACAGAGGTTTTTACAATCAGTGCACTAGCACAGGCATTGGAAAAGACCATTGTTACTGTCCGTTTATGGGAAAGAAAAGGCTACATACCTCGAGCACCTTATAGACTTCGATCTAAAACTCTTAAAGGAGAAAAGATTGGTGGCAACAGGGTGTACACCAGAGATCTAATTGAGTCCGCTATTGAAGAGTTTTCAAAACGTGGCTTATTAGGGTCTGCTCGTGTAGAGTGGTCTATCCAAGATGACCTAACAGAGGCTTTAGTAAGCCGATGGAAGGAAATCACAACCTCCGAGAGCCAGTAGATATTAAGTTGTACAGAGATACAACATACTCCGTGCCTCACTACCAAAGAAAGAAACAAATGCCAATTACCAAACCAACAAATGATATTGCAGCAAATCCTGCAGATTATTTAGATGAAGACAGTGAAACTGCAGAACCAAAAATTGGTACTACAGTTCAACAAGGGTGGGAAGCAGCAGAGGCTCTCTTAACTGAGAACTCTTCAGAGTTTCCAACAGAGTTTAAATTTTCTGAAAAACCTCAGTTAATTAAATTCTTAGAAGATGGACCGTTTCGTGTCTATGAACAACATTGGATTGAACGTCCAACAGGAAAAAAATCCTTTGTTGCTCTAGCAGAAAACGATCCGTTTACAGATATTCTTGGAAGTAAACCAAGATCACGTTTTGCATTTAATGTTGTAGTTTTGTCAGGAGAAGCACAGGGTGTGCAGATCCTTACAGCACCTCCAACACTTGCACGTTTAATTAAAAAGTCTCATGAAGATGAGCGCAAAGGACCTCTGTCAAAAGAGTTCTGGGAAATTTCTCGCATGGGTACAGGGCCTACAACAAACTACACTATGGAGTTTGTTCGTGGTCGTGACCTAGCAGAGGAATGGAGTTTGAATCTCGATGAGGTTCAAGAACTAGTAGCAAGGGCTGTCCCATATACAGCCGACGTAATTCGAGAGACCCCTCGCTCCGAAATGTTAAAGATTGCTCGTTCCTTGGTTTAACCAAGACTCCATTGTGGTGGAGCCTGTTCATTTCCGTTTTCAGGCTCCTCCACTTAAATTATAAATGAGGGAAGTTATGAATATTATTACTAATAAAGAACAGTTAAAAGAACTTGTAGAATTTTATTCTACTGTTGATGCTTTTGCATTTGATGTTGAAACAGTTGGCGACAATAGACTTCAGCCTGTAGTTAATGATGTTCTTTGGATATCTTTAGCAACAGAAGGAAGAGTAGATGTTATTCCTATGGGTCATCCAAATGGAGAGTTTTTAAATTGGGACAAAGAGTTATTGTTAAGTGGACAAAGAAAACTTGCCGCTGATAAACCTTTAACTGAGGCAGACTATTCTAAAAATCAAGCAAAATGGAAACCAGTTTTTGATTTACCTCCCGAGCAACTGTTGCCTGGAGAAGTTTTTAAAGAATTAAAACCATTGTTCTTTAGTAATAAACTAAAAATTGGTCACAATATTAAATTTGATTTAAAGTCAGTTGCAAAATATTACCGAGGAGTAGTTCCTTTTAAACCCTTTTTTGATACATTAATGGCTGCTTTCATTATAGACAATCGAAATAGAATTGGACTTGGCCTTGCAGCCTGTGCAGAAAGAGAGTTAAGTTTAAAGGTAGAAAAAGGAGTGGGTGCCGAAGTTGAGGCACACGCTTTCTCTACTGTTGCAAAGTATGCAGGAATTGACGCAGAAGTTACTTGGAATTTGTATAAAACTTTTTCGCCAAAATTACAGAATGGATTAAAAGACGTTTGGGATTTAGAGATGGCTTTAATTCCTGCGTTATGTGATATGGAATTAACTGGAGCCACTATTGATGTTAAAGAACTTACTGCATTAAAGGCAAGGCTTGAAATAGACATTGATTTAGCAAGGGCTAAAGCCTGGAAATTAACGGGTAAACCTTTTGCAATGAATTCTGTAAAAGAAAAACAAGAGTTACTGTTTTCACCCGCACCAGAAGGTCGTGGTATTAAGCCTAACTTACGTGTAAAAGTAGCCTTAACAGCACGGGGTCAAGCAGTTGCAGCAACTGATCCAGCAAATTTAACCATCTATCATTACTCTGTTTCTTCCGATGCATTAGAGTTCTATAGGGCTAAAGATGAATTAGTAGATGCCATTCTTGAGTATCAAGACTTAAATAAGTTAATGACTACATACGTTATGCCTTATCTAGGTGGCGAAGTTACTCGAACTACTATGGGTAAAGAAAAAATCTTTGATAAAAAAAGTTTGTTAATTGACGGAAGAGTACACACAAACTTCAAAGCCCATGGAGCAGAAACGGGAAGATTTTCTAGTAGCGATCCAAATCTTCAAAACATTCCCAGTGGAGGTCAGTATGGAAAACTTATACGAAATCTTTTTGTAGCACCTCCTGGATATAAGTTGATAGTTGCAGATTATTCGCAAATTGAACCCAGAATTATTGCTTCTTTTTCTAAAGATCCAATTATGATGAAAAATTATTTAGATGGAGAAGACATCTACACAACAATCGGCAATACAATGGGAGTAGATCGCAAAGCAGGAAAAGTTTTAGTTCTTTCCATTGCTTATGGAGTTGGACCAGATAAAATTGCAGCCAGTATTGGGTGCACAATTACCGATGCAAAGAGTTTACTGAATAGATTTACTGAAAAGTTTAATGATATATCTAAGTATAGAGCCAGAGTTATACGTCAATCTTTAGCAAAAACTCCAGTGCCATATGTCCCCACTGTTTTGGGGCGTAGAAGGTATCTTCCTGATTTAAAAAGCAAAGATCCTGGCCTTAGATCAAGAGCAGAAAGACAGGCATTTAATACAGTAATTCAAGGATCTGCAGCAGATTTAATGAAATTAGCCATTATAAGGGCGCATTCTTGTTTTGTAACAGAGCCAGGAGCCAATGTAATTTTGACCGTGCACGATGAACTTGTTACAGTTGCTCGTGAAGATTTAGCCGACTCAGTAGCAGAGGCGATTAGAGAATCAATGGAAGGCGTAAGTATTCCAGCAATTACAGTTCCTTTAATTGCAGATGTAAAAATAGTAGATAAATGGGGAGAGGCAAAATGAGTAACTCTGACTGGTGGGCTAAACAACTTGGAGCACAACCCCAAGTTCCTCAAACACGTCCCGCAGATATTCCAATGCCACCTTCACAACAACCGATGACACCCTATGTTCCACCACAACCTCAACAACCAAACATTCGTATTGGAAGCACAGGCCAAACTCAACTGTGTCCTGACTGCAATAGTAATAATTATATGGCTGTTCAAAACGCTGCTCCAAGATGTTACGACTGTGGGTATCCTCTACAACAATCAGGAAGTAAATTTGGTTCACTAACTGGTGCAAAAGTAGAAGGAAATATAAAATCTTCTCTAGGTAATGACACTCAAAGTAATTGGAATCCACAAGGAATCATTGGGAGAATAGAGTAATGAATGACGAAGCAAAAAAGATAGTTGCTCAATTAAATAAAAAATTTGGCAATAACGTAGTTGTAATTGCATCAGATATTCGTAGCGACCTAGTACCCCGAATTACTTCAGGATCAACTACTTTAGATTACGTTCTTGGAGGAGGGTTTCCAGGAAACCAATGGAACGAATTAATTGGTGAACCATCTCATGGAAAAACTGCTG